GCTGCGGGAACTGGCTGTGCAGCTCGCGGCCGAGCTGGGAGAGCGAGAAGCGCGAGCGCGGCCAGGTGCGGGTAACGCTCGGGAAATCCGCTGACTGGCGAAGCGCCGCCTTGACCAGGTTCTCGGCGCCCGCCTTGAGCGCGGTCCGCTGCTCGGCGGTGAGGTTGGCTTGTGGCCACAGTGCAAGGGTGAGGCTGTGCTGGGTCTCTGGCATGGCCATCACGAACAGGTCATCGCCGTGGCCATGGTTACCCTGGCGGCCCACGTAGTCGTTGAGCTGCTCAATCAGGCTGGCCGGGGTCGCGCCCACCTCCAGCAGGATGTACGCATTGGCGGTGCCCGGGCCACGGGGGGCCTCGTGCTCGAAGAAGATGTGGTCGGCCCGAATGCCCGCGACGCTCGCCAGCATGGAGCGGTAAATCGCGTCGATGTGATAACGCCCCACCGCCGAAAACTGGTTCTGGATGCGCAGACCCAGGGCGTCATTGCCCTCGGCGTCCGCGCCCTGGGTGGTTATCCACTCTTTGTCATCGTTGCGTGCCGACAGGATGCCGGTCACCGGTTCGCTGAGCAGGTTGTAATAGCCCGGCGCCAGATTCCAGGCTGCGCCGGCGTGCTCGGCTTCGCAGACAACCTTGGCCACCGCTTCGCCGGCCGGGCTCACTACCGCCTGCAGGGGTTTGAGGCGGTAGATGGTGCCGTTGATGCGCTCGGTGGAGATCCAGATATCGGCCGGGATGGTGGCGGCCTCGCTCGGATTGGCCTTGACGAAGTTGACCAGGCCCCGGGTGGTCTGCCAGGCCTTGAGGTCGAGATAGGCATCGGTGGCGGTGGCCGCAAAGGTGTTGGGCAGCACATGGCCGGCCAGCAGGGTGCGGACCAGCCAGAGCGCCGGCGTTATCACCACCCCGCGCACCAGCCGCCAGAAGGGGCTCACGTCGCTGTCATTGGTGATAAGGGAGCCGGCGGCCACCACCTCCTGTTTGAGCTCGGCCTCCATGGCCTGCTCGGTGGTCGGGACGCCGGTCTCGGCCAGCAGGGCCATAAAGTCCACGGTCGGGCGCAGGTTCACAGGGTTACCTCCAGTTCGCCGAATTCATAGGTGCGGGCGGTGACCAGTATCCGGTCGGGGGCCTCTTCACGGATGAGGATGGTGCCGGGCACCAGCCGCTCGTCGTCTTCAACCAGCAGTTCAATCTCGGTCATCACGTCGCTGCGCAGGGTCGGGCTGCGCTCGCCAATGAGCTTGCGGGCAAGCCCGGACTCCATGATGCGGTGCTTGATGTCCTGACCGATGCTGTGGCGGTCCTGGGTGGTGCGGGGCTGGCCGCCGGCATCGAGTTGCCAGGCGCCGTTGACCACCAGGATGTCGATGTACTTGGGGTTGTGGACCAGGGGCTCACTCATCATTTGGTCTCCAGCCAGGCGTTCTCGGCCATCTGCTCCGGCGTCATCGGGTTTTGGTTGTGCATGTGCACCTCGCCGATGTGCAGGGCCTTGGCCGGTTTCTGGTTGGCCGTGGTCGCGGCCGCGTTGGCCTGGATCAACTGCTGGCCCAGGCCACCCGAGGGCACCGCGCTCTGGTCTTGTTGGCGGTAGCGGGCGAGCGGGGCATTGATGCGCTCCATCGGCGCCGGGGCTTGCAGCTGGGTAGTCAGGGGCAGGCTCAGGTCCGGCATCACCAGCTTGCTGGTGTCGATGTCGATGCCCGGGATCATCCCCATCAGATCGAGGGCGTAGCGAATGGCTTTGATGATCCACTGCCAGGGGGTGAGCAGGGCTTCGAACACGGCGCCGAGGACGGCCCCCAGACGCCGGCCGGCATCGGTCACGCTATCGACCCCGAGGCTGGCACGCTCGGTGGCCCCAAAGAAGGAACCGAGCCAGTCCCAGGCTTGGCCGAGCAAGGTCACGATGATCCCCAAGGTGTCAGCAATGGGGACCAGTGCCTGCGAGGCAAGGGGGCCGAAAGTCTCAGCCAGTCCACTGAAGAAGGCGCCCAGCAGCTCAAAGTTGGTCAGCACCGAGAAGGCGGCATAGAGCTCGTCCCAGTAGACGATGGCCAGCGCCACGGCGGCGACCAGGGCGAGGATGCCGCCCACGATCAGCAGCACCGGGTTGGCGTACATGGCGAGGTTCACCAACAAGACGGTGGTGCGCATCAGCGCCATGGCGCCGCGCAGCAGCTTGAGCGGGGCGAGCAGCCCCATCATGACGATGCCCCAGCCCAGGGTCACCAGCTTGGCCAGGCCTGCCAGCAGCAACCAGACACCAGTGACCATGCCGAGGCCGACGATGGCCAGGGTGGCGTAACTGACCGCCTTGGTCAGGTGGGGAAACAGGCGAGCCCAGCGCAGCACGGTATCCGCGCCATCGGCAAAGGCGCCCACTACCTGGTTGATGGCGGGGAGCACTGCGCCGAACGCCGCCGCTCGGATTGCAAACCAGGCCGACTCGACCCGCTGCCACTGGTCGGTCATGGCGGCGGCCATCTGCTCGGCTTTGCCCATGCCGTGGGTGTTGCCCAGGGCATTGATGCTGCTGGAAAGCGCCTTGGTGTTACTCATCAAGAGCTTGATCATCGACACTGCTTCATCCGAGCCAAACGCCTTTTTCAGCTCATCACTGCCGGCGATGGTCAGGGTCTCGCCATAGCGGGCCTTGAGCTTATCCAGCACGTCGAGCACCGGCAGCATGTTGCCCGCCGAGTCGGTGAACTGCAGGCCAAGCGCCTTTTGGGCGCTGCCAATCCCGGACAGAAACGACTTGAACTTGGTGCCAGCTTCGCCGCCGCCCATAGTGGCCTGCAGGTGGCCGAGCACGGCGAACTGCTCATCCATCGAGATCCCGGCGGCAGTGGCGTTGGCACCGATGCCCTTGAAGGCGTCAGTCATGCCCTGGCCAGTGGTTTTGAACATCTGCACCGCGGTGGCGGTTTTGCCGGCCACATCCTCCACCCAGGTGGCCTTGCCCATCCGCTTGGCCTGCTGCTCGAAGATGCCGTACATGGTGCCCATGTAGTTGGTGATGGTGGCAGTGTCGGCTTTGGTGGCCTTGGCCAGCACGCCGGAGGCGCGGGCAAAGGCGGGCAGCTCGTTACCCTCAAGCCCGGCGATGGCGGATTGAATATCGTAAGAGGCCCGCACGAACTCACTGGCAGAGGCGCCATAGTCCACCGAGAACCGCAGCGCGGTATCGGAGAGTTGTTTGAGGGTCTTCTCATGAACATCGAGGGAGGCCACTTCGGCCAGCGCCCGATCCATTTCGATAGCCGGGCCCAGCACGTTCTGGATCGCCATGGCACCGGCCACTACTGTGGTGGTTCCCATGGCCATGTTGGCCCACCCCTGCCGACCGGCTTTGCTGATCTGGTCGATCTGGGTGTTGATGCCCGCCAGCGGCTTGGTGGCATTGTCCACCAGTGCCACCTGCATCATCAGTTTTTCCATCCAGGCCATAGGGGGCTCTTATCCGTTGAAGGCTTTCGCTATCCCCTGCGCGACGGCAAAGGCGAGCGTGTCCCGTGAGTGCTTATCAAACCAGAGGGCGCGGGCCAGACTGTCGAGGTCATCCTCTTCATGGGGCAGGTAGTGGCGCCGCAGCGCCAGTACCTGTTCCAGCTGGTTGTGCTCGATGGCCTCGGCGCGCCCGGTCAGTTTTTTACGGTGATATCCAGCGCCGGCGCGAACTCCTCGTTGACCTTGGCGGTCAGCTGTAAGGCGGCGCCTGGCAGGGCGAGCAGGTCGCTCAGGGCCTCTTTGTGCTCGGTGTGGATAATCTTGCGCAGGTAGTTGTGTGCCGGCGCCACCTTGTCGTTCATGGCCAGGTCGTTGATGTAGCTGTTGTAGGCCACCAGGGTGGGCTCAAAGCAGATGTCGGTGCCGGCGATGGTCAGGGTGATGGTTTGCTTGCTCATGGGGTGGTTTCCTCTTGGGTTATCCAGTCGTTTAGGGTGTCGAGTTGGGTTTGGCAGCGGCGCAGTGCGCCCTGCAGGGTGGGGATAAAGGCCACGGCCTCGCCCCAGGTAGTGCCGTTAAATTCAGGTTCCGGGCAGTGGGGCACCAGCCCCGGCGGTGGCAGGCGTTTCACCACCTGTGTTTGCACCACGGCCCTTGGCTGGCTGGAGCAGGCGCAAAGCGCCAACAGGCAGAGGCTCGCGAGCACAATCCGGGCGGCCCGCCGGCGGTGTGGCCAGGGCGTGTTGCAGGTCATCGGCAGTCTTCCTCTGTTGTTGGTCGAGCTCGGTCAGGGCGGCGTTCTGGTGGGCGAGCAACGTGCGCAGCCCAATCTCTTCTCGCTGCAGCGTCTTGAACTCGGTGGCCATCTGGTCGTTGGCGCTCTGCAGGGTGGTGATGGTCTCGTTGGCGGTGGCCAGCTCCAGGGTGCGCAGGGTGAGCCGTTCGTCCTGGACATACAGCACAGTGCCAATCACCAGCCCGATAAGGGCCGGCAACAGCCGGATGAACGTGCTCACGCCAGTACCCCGCCAAACTCGATGAACTTGGCCAGCAGGTCAGCCAGCTTATGTTCGCGCTGGCCGTAGCCAGCGCCGGGCAAGCTGGCCCAAATGTTGGCGCACTTGGGCACCGCCTGGGCAATGCGGCCATCGACCACATCGGCCAGCGCTTTGCGCTCGCGGATAAGCTGGATGGCCCAGGTGTCTTGCGACTCAGGACCAAAGTCCAGCAGGCCGAGCTGGTCACGGTAGTGGGACCAGTGTTTGGACAGGAACTGATAGCGCCCGGCGGCGGTGCTGACCAGGTGCGGGTTCACCTGCACTTTGACGTTCGGGTGGGTGCGGTAGTCGGTGAACAAACCTGCCGGGTTGACCAGCTTGTTGTAACCGTCATCGCCGAGCCCTTTGGTTCCTTCGGCAAAGGCCAGCAGGTCGAGAAAGGCGGCCATTTGTGGGTGGCAGTTACTGCGCGGCATCGTTGCCACCTTTGGTATTGATGAGCCGGGTGGCCTTGTCTCGCAGGATGTCGATCCCGATAAGGCCCACCACACCGCCCAGGAACGGGGTCGCCTCTGGCGGGATCCCGAGTAATTGGGTACCGGTGGCCGCGGCCAACGTGATAAGCCCGCACAGCAGGGATTCGATCAGTCGGCGACGGCCCCGCCCGCCGGTGTAGGTGATGCGCAGGAAGGCGATGGCCAGCGCCAGCAGTGCCCCATAGACGGCGGGCCAGTTGTCCATCAGCCAGGCCAGAATGGCGGCGCCGATGATGGGGTCTTTGTTTGGCATAGGGTTCATGTCCGTTGCTCGGGTTAGCGGGCCAGCTGCTCAATGCGGGTTTGGCAGGGGACGCACAGGCGCACCCCCGGCACATGGTGGCGACGCGCCTCGGGGATCGGGTCGTCGCACTCCTCGCAGTGATGCAGGCTCATGCCCTGGTAGTGCCCCTTGCCCACCTGGCGGGCCAGATTGGTGGTCAGCATGCGGGCGGCGTGTTGGTTGGCGCGGTCGATATCGTCCACAGAGCCTCCTTAACCCAGCAGGTGGCGGGTGTCGTCCTTGGAGAGGTACGGCACGCCATTGAGGTGAACAAAATCGGGGGAGGTCACAAAGCCTTTCACCTTGTGCACGCTCTTGCTGCCGCCCTTGGGATCGATGTCGAGCAAGTCAGAGACCAGCAGCTTCACGCCAAAGGCTTCCACCTTCATCTGCTCGCTGCCGGTGTCGGCGTAGAACAGCACATCGTCAGGCTCCATCCCGCGCCAGCTGCCGGCCCGTTTGGCGGCTTCGGCCAGCAGCTTGAGGTTCTTGGTGTCGAGCTCGAACTCGAGCTCCGCCGAGACGTCCCCATCCACATAGCCATCCGGGACGCCTCGGGTCTGGGCCACGGCGCTGTTGTCGGTGATAGAAAGGCTGGCCTTTTCAACGTGGACCATGGCCCCCATCAGGGTGGTATCAAAGCTGGTACCGGAAACACGACGGGTCATTGCTTAGCCCTCCCCGTTGTTGAGGCTCAAATCGAGCATGATGTTGACGGTGATCCCCTTGGGGCAGTCCACGGTGCGCACCACCACATAGACAGAGACCAAGTTCTTGGCAATCCACTGGATGCTGATGTCGCCATCCTGGGGGGAGGCGATGTCGCCGGGGAACGGCTGGCCATTGATGGTGGCGGCCTTGGCCATCTCGCGCAGGTCCTTGCCAAAGTAGGTCACCGCGGCGGCGGTGCTGCCTGGGGTGGAGTTGAACGAGCGATCCCCGATGCGGGCGATGGCACGAATACGGATCCGGCGCGCCACCTTGTAGGCGACCCGCAGGTTCTCGATCGCCTGGTAGTCGCCGCCCTCGGCATCGAGCTGGCGGCCATCAGCCCAATAGATGCCGTCATAGTCCGGGTACCACATCGGCACCGAGTAGCGGCTCTTCTCCAGGGTCTGCAGGGTGGCCAGCGGCAGCGGGATCCCGTCCTTGTCCACCGGCTTGTTGTCAAGGCCGACCAGGGCGCCGGTCTTCACCCGGCAGGGGCTGTCGGCGATGCTCACCGCCCGGTTGCACAGGCGGCCCGCATAGGCGCCGATGAGGTTGGGCCAAAGCTGTGGCACCAGGCCAACCGAATCGGCCTTGATGCCATCTTGCAAGGCAGCCAAGGCGGCCTCGTACTCGCTCCAGTCTTGGGCGGTAGCGTTTTTGCCGGCGGCCTTGGCGACAATGCCGGGGACGGCCAGCAGCATGAACTGCCAGCGCCCCCACTTGGCGATCAGCTCCTGGTTGAGGGCGTGGGCGGCGTTGATGCTCACCTGATCCCACACCTGACCCAGTACCAGGACGCCTTCAAAGGACTGGGTCTGCTGCGCCTCGCGGGCGGCATCGAGCCAGGGCTTGTCGGTGGGCAGCACGTAAGCGGCGGCGGTCCAGTTCTGGCCGGCGTTATCGCGGGCGGCCAGCAGGTTGGCCTTGAGCTCGCTGTCACCGCTTCCCAGCAACTGGTCGAGGTCTGACTGGGTGTTGAGGGAGAGCAGCTTGCCGGTGTTGCTGGCGGCGCTACCGATGAACAGCAGGTGGCGCTCGACTTCGGTCACGGGCCCCTGCATCTGGTTTAAGTTGTTGATCTGTACATAAGGCCACATGGCGTTAGTTCCCCTTCAGGTCTTGTTTGTTGACGTCCCAGCCGTAGTCGATGCTCTGCAGGGCGCGGGCAAAGGCTTGTTCCCGCTGCCGGGTGTTGGCGCCTAGGAACGGGCGGGCAGGGAGCTTTATCTCCCAGCGCTCTTTCACCGGTTCATCCTTGAGCTTCTTGATGAGCAGGCCGGCCTGGGCGTAGTTGAGGCTGCTGGTGATCCAGCCGAGCGAGGCCGAGCGGTATGAGCGCTTGCGCTTGCCCGGGCGTTTGAACCCCAACTCCCGCAGCTTGCGGGCCTGTGCCTTGGTGGCCGGCTTGTTCTTGCTGCCTTCACTGGGCGCAATGCGGCGCCGGCTGGCCGCGCTCACCTGGTAGGTGTGCCCCTTCTGGTGGGTGTTGGCGATAACCCCAGCGTGGGCACTCATGGGGCCTTTCTTGAAGCCCACTTCCGCCACGTCCTGGCGGGGGGCGTGGATCTCCAACAGCTTGGGCAGGCCGCGCAGCATCTTGCGCTTGCCCCGTTTGCGCGGAGCCCAGGCACTGCCGTTGGGGTCTTGCTGTTGGCGTACGTGACGGGCGGCCAGCTTCTTGAGCTCAGCCGCTGCCCGCCACACCAGGCGCTTGCGCTGCTTGGGCGACAGGGCCAGCAGCTTGAGCTGCTCCTGGGTGCGGCGACTGTCCAGGGTGATGCTGATCATGCTTAGGCCCCGACACTGTGGTGGCCGGTGTTCCCCACATTCAGGTCAATCTGCTCGGCGACCCAAATGTCATAGGGGGCCACGTTCCAGCGCTTGCCGAGCCAGTTGATGGGACCTTGCGGGTGCTCCACCAGGCGCAGTGGTTCGGTGAAGGGGAGCTGGATCTCAAGGTCAGCCGTTTTCTCATCGTTCGGGGTGACGGCGTATTCGGGATCGGGCAGCGCAAACTGCTCGCGGACTGCGTCATGCTCCTGCACCCAGGCGGCGACAGCGGCCAGCACAATGGCGGGATCCAGCTCGCGAAACGGCAGCTGCTCGATGGTGAACACCGCCTGATAGGTGAGCCAGGCCACGTCAACCCCGGTGGGGCCCATGTTTTTGGGCTCCAGCCGGATGGTGCCGTTCTCCATCCAGCTATCCAGGTGGGTGTGGCACTTGGCCGGCAGCACCCGCAGCAGCTCAGCGTGGAGCGCTTGCAGGAAGTAGCCTTGGGCCTGTTGCTCGTGCAGATCGTGACTCATATCAGCGAGACCCCCGTCCTGTGCTTGCCCTTGATGCTGCGCACCCGTTGCTGACTCTCGGCCAGTAGCTGGGCGCGTTGGTCTGGCGATCGCTCCAGCTGGTTGTTGGCGGTGGCCCGCTCGGTGACGCTGGCGAATTCGGGCAGCAGCGCCGCCTTGGCACGGGCAAACACCGCGGCCAGGTACTGCTCGGTCAGTGCATTGCTGCCGCCTTCCAGACTGGGCCCGGGGACCTCGGCAGCGGTGGCATAGCCCTTGGCCTGCAGCGCGGCCTGATGAGTCGCGAGCTGCAGGTTGATTTCAGAGATGGCGGCCAGCAGGGCGGCGCCGGTGGTCTGGGCATCCAGATCGGCAGGCAGGGCACGGCGGCGCTCAAAATCGGCCACGGCCACATCCGGCCAGAACCCGTCATTGCGGATAGTGGCGGCGCTGTAGTCGACGTTCTTGCCTGCAAACATGGCGTGCCTCGCTGGTTGGTTGAAATGGAGCACCCCTGAAGCCACGCAATTGCCGCTGGGTTAGCCAGAGGCTGCCCATGGCATTCGCGCCGGGGTGCGGTGGCGCGGATAGTCGTTATTGCTCTGGGTTAAGCACCCGCAGGCGCATAGCAATCTTTTGGCGCAAGGTGCCGACGCCCACCTTGCCGTGCAGCTGGTCGGCCTGGGCCAGCCAGTGATCGGCTTGCTCCAGGGTGGCGCTGTCGCCCACTGCGCTGGGGCGGGGTTGGCCGTCATGGTCACGCAGCAGCAGACAACCTGCCGCCTTGAACCACTTGGCGGTCAGCCGTTCGTTGAGGCGCCAGTCATTGCGCACCTTGTCGAACACCCGGGAGAACCAGGGCTCGACGGCATGACCTTCGGCCGCTTGCTTCTCGGCCCACTCCAGCACTGTGTCAGCCACAAAGTGGGCCCAGTCACGCTTGATGTTGTTCGGGGTGCGCTGGCCCTGGGCAATGGCGAGCTCTGCCCAGGCAATGCCTGCATCAAAGTCCCCGACGTCAAAGGCCCAGATGATGAGGCGCTGAAACAGCTCGTTCTGGTAGGGCTGGCCCGACTCCGCGACCGCTGCCAGATAGCGCGCCACATAGGGGCGGTACTTGGGCATCAGCTCATCGCGTTTCATGTTCACCCGATCCCCAATGCGCGCCAGCTTGCGCAGCCGCACGATGTCCTGCTCCAGGGCAATCATCTGCAGGTGCAGGCTGTCCGCCACCGCGCCGCTGGCCATGCCCGAGCTGGCGGCTTGCTGCGCCCCTTGCATGGCTTGCACGCGTTGCTTGTGACGTTGACCGGGTGAGCTCATGGCTTAGGCCTCGGGTACTGCCGGCGCGGCGCCGATCTCGATGTCGGCCTCTTCAAAGCCGCCATAGGCCAGGTGCTCGCCCAGGGCATAGCCTTCCATGCGCCAGTACTGGTTATCGAAGCACTTGCGATCCTGGTTATCCTCGGCCTTGCGGTTACGCGTGCCGCGCTGGGTGTAGCAGTGCAGGTTGTCCAGGGTGGTGACCACCATCCGCTTGCCCGGGAAGAAGGGCGGGATGTAGGCCTTGCGCCCGGCGATGGACTCGGCCAGCTTCTGGGCGGCGATCTGCTCGCTCGGCTTGGTGGCTTCGCTGTAGAGCTTGGCTTGGGCCGCCGCCACCAGTTCGGTACCGACCAGCACCACCAAGCGTGGGTCTTGGCGAAACAGCGGATCGATGGTGGTGTTGATAAGGTCGGAGGCCATCTCGTCCAGGGTCTTGTAATCGCCCTTGCCGTCCGGGTCGAAGCGGATCTTCTCGCCGGCTTTGGCCTTGATGATCTGGCTGCCTTCGTTCCACTCACGGGCTATCTGGTGCCACCCCTTGTTGACGTCTTCACCCAGCGGGTTTTTCTCCGGGTCGGTCGTCTCTTCGGCAGAAACGCCATTCCAGCCGACCCGCACAATGTCGAGGGCGAATGCCGTGTTGATGAACTCACCGACCAGGCGGATGAACTCGCCCTCGTTGCCGGCGTTGGCCCAGACACACAGGGTTGCCCAGTCGAGCGAGGCACACGAATCGGTCTCGCTCAGTTCGTAGGTGTTGCCATCCACGCCGATCTTGCCGTTGAAGCGGCCATTTTTCTTGCGGCCGGTGAACAGCTTGCCGATGCCGACTTGCACCACCTGGCCCTTGATCTGGTCCACATCCATACAGGTGATGAGACCGAGGAACTCGACAGAGGCGAGCAGGCCCGCGCGCAGACCGGTTTCCACCGGGCCACTGATGACGCTGAACTGTTTGTCCAGCACGTTAACGGGGATGCCATAGGTCTTGGCCAGGGCAGCGCTGTATTTTTCGAGGCGCTGACGGGCCTGGACGGTTAGGGTCTGACTCACGGTCGCTCCTTAATATGCGGTGGGGGTATCGTCACCGCCGAGCGCGCCCGGGCGTTGGCCCGGCTTCTCGACAGAGAACTGGTCGATCTTGCCGTTCAGCTCGCTGAACTTGTCGGTCAGGCCGGTCAGGGTCTGCTCCAACTTGGTGAACTGCTCGGCGGTGATGCCTGGCTTGTCGTCAACGGTGGCGGGATCGGTGACCAGGGCGGTGGGCTGCTCGGGGGCCGGTTGGGTTTCCAGCTTGACGCTGAAAGAATCGATCTTGTCGCCAAGGCCGGTCAGGGCCCCCAGCATCTGATCGAACTGTTCTGGTTTCATTTCCTCATCCTCGGGTTGGCTGGGGGTAGGTTTGGGGGCAGGTTCACCATGGCTGGCCATAAAGCTGAAAAACTTGGCCATGAAGCCATCGGTCTTTTCGTGTTTGGGCAGTGTGAACATGGAGAGATCCAGCGGCTCGCTGGTGCCGACGGTCTTGCCCTTGTTGCTGTTGCTGAACTTGAGGTAGGTGGTGCCGGTACTGGCGGGTTGGTCGGTAACGCCCAGGCCAATCAAGTAGGTGCGGCCGAGATCGGCAAATTGCTCGAATGGCTCGATGGAGCAGAACTGATATTGGCCGCTCTGGTTCCAGTAGATGAGATCCCGGTTGGGGCAGAGGATGGCGAACAGCTTAAATTTGCCATCGGCCTCTTCGGTCTTGAGCGCCTGCACGGTGCCATAGCTGGACCAGCGATCGTGCTCGGGCCAGATGACGGCGGTGTAATAGGTCGGGTCGTAGGTCTCGGCCATGTCGGTGAGCCAGTCGCGGGTAATATCCCGCCCGTCCACCGCTTTGCCTTCGGTGGCGATACAGACCCAGCCAGTTCTCAAGGTTGATTCGTTCATGCCTGCTCCCAATAAGATGCGGGCTCAGGCTATCGGGTCGGCGAGGGGGTTTCATCCAGTTGTGTTCGGGGGGATTCGGATCCAGCGGGATATCCGAATTGCTCAGAACATCAGTGGGATAAGTGGGGGTAATGGGCTGGCTATGATGGCGCCATCATTCATATCGATGGAGGCGCCATGGCGTATCCCGAAGAGATCCGCAAGGCTGCGAAGGGACTCTACCTTAAGCGATGGCCCCCCCAGGAGATCAAGGACGAACTGGGGCTCAACTCCTGTCGCATTGTCTACTACTGGGCCGAGAAGCTCGGCTGGCGAGAGTTGCTCACGGACGAGGCGGTGGAGGATGCCATCGCCCGCCGGGTCAATGTGCTGCTGGATCGCGAGAAGAAAACCCCGGGCGAGCAGGATGAGCTGGACCGGCTCATCGGCCACCATGTCAGCCTGAAAGAGAAAGCCCTTAAGTGGGCCGAACGCCAGCAGGCGCTCACCGCCCGCCGCGAGAGTGGCGATGAACCCGCTGCCGAGCTGCCGCGCCGTGGCCGAGGCGGCCAGGATGGCGGTAGTAGTAAGGGGAGGGGTGGCAAGAAGGGCAAGAACCAGATCGGCCACCTGACAGAGGCAGACTTTGCCGAGTGGCTGGGTACCCTGTTTGGCTACCAGCTGCGCTGTCGGGAGGCCAAGAACGACCCGGCCTTGCCGCGCACCCGCAACATCCTCAAGTCACGCCAGATCGGCATGACCTACTACTTCGCCGGCGAGGCACTGGAAGATGCCATTCTTACCGGTGGCAACCAGATATTCCTCTCAGCCACCCGCGCCCAGGCGGAGGTGTTTCGCTCCTATATCTGCAAGATTGCCCAGACCTTCCTTGGCGTCACCCTGACCGGCAACCCCATCGTCTTGTCGAACGGGGCCGAGCTTATCTTTTGCTCCACCAACTCCAACAGCGCCCAGTCCCGCTCGGGCAACGTCTACATCGATGAGTATTTCTGGATCCCCAACTTCGAGCGGCTCTCCGATGTCTCCAGTGCCATGGCCACCCAGAGCCACTGGCGTAAAACCTACTTCTCGACCCCGTCCAGCAAGGTACATGAAGCGTACCGGTTCTGGACTGGGGATCGCTGGAAGGGTACTCGCCCAAGCCGGCAGGCTGTTGACTTCCCGGGTGAAGACGACCTGCGCGACGGGGGCCGCATCTGTCCCGATCGGCAGTGGCGTTACGTCATCACCGTCGAGGATGCCATACGCCTGGGCTGTAACCTCATCGACATCGAGGAGCTCAAAGACGAATACCCGGAGGAGGTGTTCGATCGCCTCTACCTGTGCCGGTTTATCGACGATGCCCTGTCGGTGTTCAAGTTCCAGGACATGGAGCGGGCAGGGGTGGACCCGACTCGGTGGGAGGACTACAAACCCGGGCGGCCCGACCCGTTTGGCCGGCGGGAGGTGTGGCTGGGGTATGACCCGAGCCGCACCCGCGACAACGCCACCCTGGTGGTGGTGGCCCCGCCCACCGTCGCCGGCGAGCGGTTCCGGGTGCTGGAAAAGCACTACTGGCGCGGGCTTAACTTCCAGTACCAGGCGCAGGAGATCACGCGGATCGCCAAGAAGTTTCGGGTCACGTATCTGGGGGTCGATGTGTCCGGCATTGGCGTCGGGGTGTTTGACCTCTTAAAACCCGTGTTCAAGGGGGTATGCCATCCCATCAACTACAGCGTCGAGAGCAAGTCGCGGCTGGTGCTCAAGATGATCGACGTGGTGGAGGCCAATCGCATCGAGTGGGACTGCGCGGACCGGGATATCCCGCTGGCGTTCCTTGCTATCAAACGCAGCACCACCGGCGGCGGCCAGATGACGTTTCGGGCCGCCCGCGACAACGTGACCGGCCACGCTGATGTGTTCTTTGCTATCGCCCACGCCGTGGCCAACGAGCCACTCGATACCAACCGCAAACGCAAATCCAGCTGGGTCACCAGCCAGGAGAGAAAGGCAGCATGAGCAAACGACAGCAAGCACTGGCCAAGGTGGCCACCCCTTCCACGCGCCCCTCAGTGGTGTTCAGCATGCCGGAAGAGATAGACCCCACCGCCTGGATGACCGATTACACCGGGGTGTTCTACAACCCCTACGGCGAGTATTACCAGCCTCCCATCGAGCGTAAGGGGTTGGCCAAGGTGGCCCGGGCCAACGCCCACCACGGGGCTATCTTGATGGCGCGGCGCAACATGGTGGCGGGGCGCTTTACCAACCAGCGCGCTACCATCACGGCGTTCGTGCACAACTATCTGCAGTTCGGGGATGCGGGCATGCTTAAAATTCGTAACGGCTTTGGCCAGGTGGTGGGGCTGCACCCGCTATCGAGCGTCTACCTGCGCCGCCGTGAAGACGGTTGCTTTGTTTACCTGCAGCAGCAGGGCAAGCCGAACCTGATTTACCGGCCGGAGGATGTGATCTGGTTGGCCCAGTACGACCCCGAGCAGCAGGTTTATGGCATGCCCGATTACCTGGGCGGCCTGCAGTCGGCGCTGCTCAACCAGGATGCCACCCTGTTTCGGCGCAAATACTTTCTCAACGGCGCCCACATGGGGTTCATCTTCTACGCCACCGACCCGAACATGGACGATGACACCGAACAGGAGATGAAGGACAAGATTGCCAACAGCAAGGGGGTAGGGAATTTTCGCTCCATGTTCGTCAACATCCCGGACGGCAAGCCCGACGGCATCAAGCTTATTCCGGTGGGGGATATAGCAACCAAGGATGAGTTTGCCGCCATCAAGGGGATCACTGCCCAGGACGTGTTGACCAGCCACCGTTTTCCGGCGGCGCTGGCCGGCATTATTCCGACCAATGGTGGGGGAGGGTTAGGGGATCCCGAGAAGTACGACGCTACCTATGCCCGAAACGAGGTGCTGCCGCTCTGTGAGCTTATCCAGGATGCCATCAACAGCGCGGGACTCCCTCGTTCCCTCTGGGTCGATTTTAGGGATACGGTGGGGGAGACTGTATAAAAAGCCAGTCCTTTTAGGGTAAGATCACATCTATTGATTGCGTGTTTGATTTATCGGGAGGGGTGATGCGGGTTTATTGCAAAGAGTGTGGCCAACGGGGCCGTATTACCAAAACCAATCAGTTGAGCTCTGCTGTTGCCGATCTTTACTGCCAATGTACCGATGCCGAGTGTGGCCACAGCTGGGTGGCCACTTTGTCATTCGCCCACACCCTGAGCCCGTCAGCCAAGACCACAAACCAGCTGGTGCTGAGCTTGATGGGCTCACTGACGCCAGAGGGGCGGCAGCTAGTATTGCGGGGGATGAGTGGACGATAACAAGTCGATTTCTTATAACAGGCAGTGGAGGAGGAGGACATCCTCCACTGCAAGACCTACTTACCGGGTAATAGAGGTTTGAGTTTCTTGCTCCGCATATTTTTTTATTTTTTTATCAATTTTTTTCTTTGTGTACTCAGAACGGCGAATAAAATCTTTTGATATAAATTCTTCTTCAATGCCTTTCAAGCTCTTGAGATTAAAATGAATAGCATCAAGAACACTGTGAAAATCAATTTTATGTTTGGCAATGATTCGAATGCTTATATTGTCCTGAAGCAGATAGAATAAGTTATAAAGATATTCCTTGGCCTCTCTGAAATCTACTTGCTGGAATTTATCTAAAATAAATACAACTAATGGGACTCTCAATGATTTTATTCGCTCGACTTCGGCTGTTATATTTTGTTTTATTTTCTGATCAATGTTAGCAATTCTAGACCTAACACATGATATAGGGTTAAGGATGCGGATAAGATCGCTCGATGGCGTATCTAACTCTATAGGTAATTGGAAGGGCTCCGTATTGAGAATTAATTTTTTTTCTTTAAAATCAAGATGCTTGAAGCCTGCTGGAAAATCAATGACATCTACAATATTCGGCTTGATTTCATGTTCCCCATCGTATAATTCATGGTTCACGTAATACTTACCATTTTCAGATTTTATTTTGTGTGTTACTTTGTCTTTAAGTAATATAAGGGCAAGTGACGGAGGGGGGCCATTCTCATCTATATTAACATCAACGTTCAATATGGACTCTATGGCTGATAAGTTGGACGCTTTTGTGGAGAAGTCGACATCGTTTGATGCAATATAAACTGATTCTGGTGGAACTCTATAATACGATAAGTAATGAACAACCCAGTAATGAACCGCTTGTCCACCAACTGTTATTATAGGCTCATGAATCTTATCTATGTTGTCAATAAGAGCCTTATTAATGAAGAACAGCTGATCTATTGGCTGTAGGAAATCATTTTTGTCCATAAAAAAATACCCCTATGAAATCACAGGGGTATTCTAACGATTGGTTTTAATTATACAAATAAAAAATTAATGGCACTTTTGGGCCTGTCACTCACACTTTTGAACATAGAGTTAGCTTGCAGAGGCTTCCTTGGCCTGCGGCCGCTTTTTACTGCCATAACACGAGCATTATAAAGCTTATGTTGGCGCTCTTTGAGAGCTCTTACACTGTTACAAGGCATAAGCACATCCAAATAGTCTGATTGTGGGCCCGTGTCATAACACTAGACCCATTAGCCATTTCATGCAACCAGTCAACTTCCACTGAAGAATGTGACAGTTTAGCAATGGCACACTTACGAACACATCAGCGTTCACAAGGGGTGTGATCCTAACATGAGATAATTTTCGATCCAATAGTGATTAAAAAACATTCTTTATGGCCAGTGATGATAAGGGCCATGTGTTCATAACATAATGAAAAAAAACAATTTTATCATTCCATATCTATTCTGTGAGTTGGATTTTTCGGCCACATCATGGTGACAAGAGGGCTCCAAAAGAGCAGCTTCGCTCCTCTTTGGGCTGCTTGGTGTACTGTTTATTTATACAGACATTCAGAGATTGCCAGTATGTTTGTTTAACCCACACCTGGTTTATCTCTCTAGTGGCCTGCGGTTTCCCATCGCTGGCGCAGGAGCATCGATCTCAATCAGCTGTGCATTGCTCATCTTGCTGTTGCCTTTAGGATATGGGCAAGCGACAAGGTCGCTATCCAGCTGTAGCCACCTCATCATCTGAGTACTGGCAAAGAGGAGCACTCAGCACAGGCAACTCGGTGGTATAGCGGGGGCTTAACTGCTCACGCTTCATAATCTACTCTCAGGTATCCGGTTGTTTTCCTCTCTCGAGTTATGGAGCGTAGATAGTCACAGCCTCTGCCCTCTTAGTCATCCCGCTTTGCTGATCGGCGTCAAAAAATTAACCAAAATCAGCTCTACTGATAACTTTCACTCACTACGCTGGTCGGCGTTTGATACCCTACTCATCCGACCCCGATTATACCAAAGGAAGCCGAGGCGTATTTGATGATTGTTCCCATACTCAATCCGGTTAAAAGCAGCATACAGGGAGCTGAAACCCCGTGCGGTAGCTATCTTGTTTGCTGAGAGATGTTGAGCAGTAAGACTACTACCAATGAGATCTGTGATCGAATAACCCCCATATATTCACAGATTTCGTCTAGTAGGTTAGCGTAGAGATGGAAAAACATTCAACAGAGTTTAATTGGATTGATACGAGAGCAAACACATTGCGACATGGTTATTTTTCAAATAATAAGCGGTTAATTTATTTTGGAGGTGTGTTGCAATATTTTAAGTATTTAAGTCCTCAGCGAATTGATGTTTTAGAGAATTTAAAGATTCGCTATACTCAAGCGATTGCGCTTAATGACCCATTTGAAGTATTTCCTGCGATAATTGACAAGGGGGAGGATTGGTATTACAAGCAGTTCTTAGCTCGTATTGAAGCTGAGGCAGAACAGTTTGCATTTAGAAGTGCGGTAAAGAAAAAGCAATTTTTAAGGGCTAGAAAAAAAGAATTCCCTAATTTTTATCGTTGTTATACGGATGAACCATGGCTGATGGAACAGGCATATTCAATTGTGATGCTGGATGCCCATGTACAGGGTTATTTAAGTTTAAGTAAAACCAATAAAAATATTCTAATGTGGTCGCATTATGCTCAAAGCCATGAGGGTTTCGTGATTGGTTTCAATTCTCAGCATAGTTATTTTAATTTCGGCGTTTCCGAAATTGAATACAGTGAAAAACGGCCATTTTTAAATCCGCTGCAAGGGCGGCAGGATGCATCATTATTTAGAACAAAGAGTATTGATTGGGCATACGAGCAAGAAGTTAGAAAAAGCATGGAATTTGTTAAGCGGAGACCGATTGGGAATGGTAATACATTTTTACCATATCCAGAAGTACTGCCAGATCATGCTGATGAGATATATAAAAAAGTAAGGCTGTTTGATTTCCCTAAAGATGCAATAAGCTCATTGGTTTTTGGGTGGAAATCAACAAATGAATTGAGACGTTCTCTTGTTCATTTGCTAGAGTTTCATGGGCTTTCGTCTGTTAAAGTAATGCAGGCAGTACCACATTCAAGAAAGTATGAAATGGTTGTCGAGGAAATATAAGCTTACCAACCTATTTTAAGGGGGGTACAATCTCATGGTATTTTTCTATGCGTTGTAAAGGTGCGTTGTAAAGGTGCTTTGTAGAGGCTTCGGTACTGCGTTATTAAAAACTTAACGTGGTATGGTATTAATCAAGGAGGATTTGTGCAGACACGTAAAGATGTTCTTAAAGAATGGTACAAGCGAGTGGCAGTAACGCAAGCTGCACATTATTATTCCGCCGATAGTTTAAATAATAGGAAGTATTGGCTGGGTGTGCCAACGGTTATTTTGACCACGCTAGTTGGTACATCAGTATTTGCTACGGTCTCACAGGAAAACACGGAAGCTTGGGTGAAAATATGTTTAGGGTTGGCAAGTGTAATTGCTGCATTATTGGCAAGTTTGCAAACATTTCTTGGTGATTCAGAAAGATCAGAAAAACATCGGATAGCTGGTGCGAAGTATGGTGCTTTAGGCCGAGAGCTTGAGTTTATACTTACTATCGAGCAGGATATTGGTGAGGTTCGGTTCGATAATTTAAGGGTTAAGCTAGATGAATTAGCTCTTGAATCTCCCAATAACCAACTTAAAATTTATCGTATGGCTGGAGCAAAAGATATTAAAGTTTTACCAAATGACAAAGAAGCTAGCCCACCTCAATTAGCTTAATTTTACCTCACAAAATACTTAAGAGGAAAAATCTGGGGCACACATCTTACTTGGCAAGTCATAGTCTAGCAGGCCGTTGATAATGGACTGGTGATGGATGAAAAAGTTTGTGCACTAGGCACCACAATCAGCATGTTCACGAAAAATAGCACAAAACCATGTCGGCAGCGTAGTTTAGGTGCTCTATTGGAATCGAGATACTGTGAGACCTGAGTTTTTTCTGACTATAGTTATGCGCGAATTTCTGGTAATGCTGTTTATCATCTATCGAAGTAGAGTCAACAGTCATCATCATTGATGAGCACATAAACACATATCAATGCCCAAAAATTTTTGGGAATTTTTAATATTGGGAGTTATTGTGAGTCTTGTTCAAATTCATTTTGATGGCGATATAGCGGTTAATCACCAAGTGAGCATGAGAACGTTGGGTAAAACACTTATCCACCTGCAAAACTCAATCGATAGAGCCTATTTAGAGCAACATTATGGGCAGTTATGGAAATTTGCGAAAATGCGGCAGGAGTTCTACTCAGATGTTGAACTATTGGTGCAAGAACCGAGGGAGGGTGGTTATGTTCTTGATTTTTTATCGTCAAATCCAGTAACCAAATCTGTCATAAATCGGGTTTCTAGTGCTGTAAATGGTGCTGTGGAAGCTTCAAAGAAAGCAGGGCTGGATAAAGCGACTAAGATTGAAGAATCTTTAAGCAAAAGGATTTCACAAGTTGAAAGTGGAATTCTAGTTCCCAAAGATCTTAGGACGATGATAGACAACCCCGATGCTTCAGTAATAAGGCAATATGGAGATCGGGCTATCTCTAGAGAAATCGATCAAATACTTTCCATCATTAGGTCTAGCCACGCAGGAGATAGTACCTTTGAACTTACATTAAGGGGCGATAAATCTATTAAATTCGAATTTAATAAAACATCTGCAGGCAGCTTTCATTCAACTGTTTCTCGCAGAGAATTGGGCGAGCCAGTTCTATATAATGCCACTATATCATCACTAGATCGGCATAATAATAATGGTAAAATATATAACTTGATTACGGAGAAAGTGGCTAACATTCATTTTTTCAATGAAAGTTTTCTTGAGATGGCAATGCCATTTTTTCAAGGAAAAAAAGCAATGACTTTTGTTGGTTCACCTTTGATAGAATACGGTGCATTTGACCCAAATGCAGGGGATATTTATTTCATTAAGTTGGCGTAATTATGGAAGAACTGGCGAAGGCAGTACAAAAAAAGTATGTTGAAGATATTACTAAAAAATATCCTATTCATCGCTTTTTTGTAATGTTTATAGTGCTAATTTCATCGTACATGTATGCTAAGCCTGATGATGTTAGGATTTTATCTGAACTTAAAAAAATTAAAGTCAACTTCATTTTAGACTTCAAATCAGGCTTGCTCGCTTCTGTGAATTTTGAGCAGCTTGTAGTTTCAATTCTAGTCACAGGAGCCATTGGTTACTTCTATTCATGGATTAGCAGTAGATCCTTTAATATTTTATCTAAGGCTTCCTCATTTAATTGTTACATATCTGAAATCAAGGAGAAAGTTGATGCTAGAAAGTCAGAGCAAGAATTATTGAATTACTTTCTTGCTAAAGATGTATCAAAAGAACTTGAAGGTTTGAGGGTTAAGTTAAAATCATTCCATACAAGCTCTGAAGTATTTGTTGTTATATCTCTATGCATCGGCTGGGGAGGGAGAGCAAATTCATTTTTAGATTGGATTATAGTTGTGGCTTTTATTTTTTTGGTGGGTTTAAATTTTTGGAAGGCATTTAAGTTTTATATCTCTGATTTTTTACCATATTACATTACAGAGCAAACTTTATTAGGCTCTACGGTTGAGTTTGGTGATAAATAGACATCTGACAAGCTACTACACATGGAAATTTCCCTAGTTTAATTTAAAAAATTCTAGTGAGTAAAGAGTTATGTTCTAAATCCTCAGCACGAGAAATCAGATAAGGGTCCCGTTCTCGGAAAGAGTGATTGGCGCCTTAGACTATTCACATCGCAGTGCGGGGCTCTTAAATATTTCCTATCTCTCGATTTAACTGTGGTCAGCCATAACCTGGTGCAGTGATAGCTTGTACCTTGGTATGAGCTGTTCGGCTGAGCTAGAGTTGGTGCAATTGATACGGGTTAGGCACATCGGCGGCGATAGCCGGTATGGCCCGCGATGCAGGACGAGGATGGTGGCGGCGCAGGATGGCGCAGGCCACGGCCTGTTGTTTGCCCTGCCGCAGTCCCACCGACTGACTGATCTCATTGGTTGGTCCGTGCGGCTGGAGGATACAGGTCACCCGAATATCCAGGCGGTTGTAATCCTCCCGGCGGACGGTCTGGGTGCTGGCACCTGGGCTGTTGTTTCTCATGTTATGCTTCCAACGCTTGTACGCTGTAATCATTCTGCTCTTGTAACCACTCCGGTGCATCCAGCCCTTCTAGTACCCGCCACATCTCCGACTGATAGGGCGCGGGCAGCATCTTGACCCAGCTGTACGCTCCAGCATGGCCCTGTGCTTGGTATACCTTGCCGCACAGCTCAACCAGCATCGGCCAGTCCTGATCGCCTTCCGGTACCGCGTCCTCATCCGGCTGGCCCTGTTCGGCTAGACGCAGTCCCTCTGGCTGCCAATCCGGCTCGATCGGGATCGCTATGCACGACTGCACCTGTCCGTTCTCAAGCCAGAGGGTGAAGCCATCTGCTGTGACGCTGGCGCCAGCCCGCAAACGCTCGATGGAGAAGGGCGATAACCCCCATTGCTCTACCATCAACTGATCCGCGAACGCCGCTGGATCCGGCTGCGTACAGTTATTGTCAGAGCTCCAAGGAGCCGGGCTGTCGCCCGACTGAACCCCAACCCCCAAACCTGAACCCCCGGCGGCCTTGGTGGCCTGGTATGTGCCTTCGGGTACCACTTCCCACCCTTGCAGGCGGGTCTTGATACCCAAGCGGGCGGTGTGCAGTCCCATCAAACGCTTGATGTCTTCGCCGTAGCAGTTGGCCTGCTCCTCAATGAGGTGGGCCAGCTTGATGGGGTGCTCGGCACGAGTGGCCAGTGCTCCGCCCATAGCGTGGAGGTAGCAGCGAAAGATGCCGTTATCAGCGGCATAGCGGGCCGCCTCAAAGCGTGGATCTTGCAACACGGGTTTGGGTGGCCCCACCAGATCGCCGTGCTTCTTGGCGTTACTGATACGGCGCAGCTCGCGCCATACCCCGACCGGTGCGCCGCCGATCTGCTGGAAGGTACGGATCCCCCACCAACTCGCCCAGGCGCAGGCATGCTGGGCACCAATGTCTGCTTTGGTGCCGGCTTCGTCATCCCCGTCAACGTGTTCGCCATCGATGTTTTTGGCGATATAGGCGGCGATGTAGCCGGTGGCATCTCCTTTGGCTGGGTCGATCTCCTTCCAGTCAAAGCGGGGGGTGATGTCGGTGAAGGGGATCCCCAGATTGCTGCGCTCCAGCTCCTGGAGGTTATGGCTCAGGGCGTAATGCTGGAGGGTGCTTATCACACGCCATTTGTCGGCCGGGCGCATAAACAGCAGCAGGTGCCAGTGAGGTGTCCCGTCATGGTGAGGTTCGCAGACCCGAAAGCCATAGAGCGGCATACCCCAACGTTTCAAATATGAGCGGGCACGGCTCCACAGCTTTCCCATATAGGCGCAGGTTTCGCGCGGGGTGGCGCCTTCATACTTCTCGTTTTCGATGGTCTTGCCGTTGCGGCCTGTCTTCCAAGAATGGAAGCGGCTCGGGGCCGTCCAAGTGAAGAACACCCCCACATGGCCCTGCTCCTCAGCGTAGTCCTCAAAGCCGCGCATGCGGGTCATCATTTCATTGCGGCGGTTGACCGGGTTGGAGGTGCTGGCTTCCCAGCAATCCTTCATCGATACCACCAGATCGTGCTGGGTGTTCATCACCTCAGACTCTGCCAGCCAGCGCAGCATTGCCCGCTTACGCTCGCGCACCACCTTCATGGTGGCGTTCGAGATATAGGCGGATACGCCTTTGCGTACCTTGCCGAGCAAAATGGCGGTGTGCTCCTGCAGCCTGTCCCAGCAACGGTTAACCCTGCGTTCCCACCACTTGGCAGAAAGCAGGCGTACCATCACCCGGATAATCCATTCATCCTGGTTTTCCTGGCGCTTGAACTTGGGCATCCGAGGGGTGAACTTCCACTGATCGGCCGGTTGGCGGATGGCTTCCCAGGTCAGCAGCAGATCCGGTACATCGCCGGCTTTGATGCCCTGTTCGATGTGGCGCCAGATCGCGGCCGTCTGGTTGGCGAACAGATGTGCGACACGCTTGCGCCCCTCTTCATCGCGCATGGTCTGCGGGTCGACCGGGATCGCCTGGATAAGACCGCGCACCCATTTAGTGCGCTCACGCAACCAGATGTTGGCGCTGCGGCAGTTCCGGCTTGTGCCATCTTTACGGCGGCGCATGTACTGTTTGAACAGAGTCAGGGTGAGCTGTGATGACAGGCCATCGAACAGTTGAATGGCCCAGACCAGATCGCTCTGGCCTGGGGTACCAATAAAGACGGGGCCAAGGGCACTGATGTCGATACCGGGCAGGGAGTTGGCAAGGGTATCGATGCGCTGCCGCAGTGTCCTCCTGGACAGCGGCAGCTTGGTGGTCTGGCGGTTCATTGGGCAGTGGTACCTAGCAGGGAGTTGAGGGCACAGCGGTGGCCCTTGATCACCAGGGAGGAGTGGGCACAGATGCGACGGGCCGCTGTGCACTGGCGCAGTGTCAGCGCGATGGTGGCCTTTGGCCTTGGCGAGAGCTGGCGGCACTCGATGAGCAGGTGCTGGTACCCACGCAGGCGGGCACTGGCGCCCCGCAGGTCTTCCCACCACCAACCCAAGTCCCGCTCCATCATTGATATCAGGCGGTAGTTCATTTGATGGTTGCCCCCAGTCCGTGCATGGGCGACACATCCGCCCACCAGTTCGCAATGGTGGTTGCCAGCGCGGTTTCAGCACTGCCCAGCGCCAGCCAGTACAAGGCGCGGATCGCGCCCAGTGCCAGCAGCTCATCTACTTCTGTTCGAGGGCAGTTACTTGTTCTCTCGAACTCTGCGTGTGCCGCTTGCCAGTGTTTGGTCAATTGGCTGACCGATGCCGGCGGTTGCATATGAGCTGGGCCGGTTTCGCTGCCTAGCTCATCGGTCGGGGCCTCCAGTTCAAACAGCTCATCAGTCATGCCTCGTCCCCCATCACTGAATCGTCATCCAGCAGATCCTCTGGCCTGCTGGTCACAATCAGCTGCACCTGGATGTACTGGCCGCCCGAGTAGAGAGCCCCAAGGGCGATGCGGTTCTCCTGCTCGCCGCTAGCCAGAAGTTCGGTCAGCAGCAGCAACAGGGTCAGCTCGGCCCGTTGGGCGATATGAATGGCGTCAATGCTCATGCCGGCTCTCGCCGATTTATCGCGCGGAGCCGCTGATGTGCGGTGTGGCGAGTGATAACGATGGCCATCGTCATGCCTCCGCTATCTGGCTGGGAGCTTGCCCGGTCAGCAGCCAGTCGATGTGCTGTTTTAGGTCCGGATGGTTGGCAATCAACAGGAACAGGCCGCCGCCAATCTCGCGGTACCCCAGTTCGTAGTTCTTAATCGTGGTTGGCGGAATGCCCAGCAGATCGGCAAACTTGGGGCGGCTCAAGGCCATCTGTTCCCGTAACTGGCGCAGGCGTTTGGCAGCATGATGGTTCAGTAAATTGATCTGGGTCGGTTGTGCGGTCATGGTCAGGTTCCTTGTTAAGCGGTGCAGGTGGGGATGCGGTGAAACAGAGAGGCCCAAGCCAGCGCGGTGGAGCGCTCGATAACCGCAATGCCGTCGGGATATTGGCTAAGACGGGCGCCATACCGGCCCGTCAGCTTGCGTTGCTGGATACGAAGGTTGCGCAGCGCGCAGGGGATCGCTAAAGTTGTCATATCGACTTCCTGGGTAGGTTGTTGATGAAGGCCCGCTTGGAGTTACAGCTCCGTAATGCGGGCTTTTTTATTGCCCGATGGCACACGGGCCCTGTCTGCTCATCTCACTGGCGGCCAGCACGGCCCGCTTCATGCGCAGCTTGGCGGCTCGCTCTTTCTTCTCTCTCTCGATATCTCCCATCGGTCTGGTGGTTGGTGCCGGGTGCCACAGCTTGGTGTCACAGCCGCAGCGGAATCCGCCCTGATAATCCAACGCAATCACGGCCAGCCGGATGGCTTCTCGCTGCTGGTGTGGCAGTGCAGACAGGGTGGCGGTCATCAGTTCGCCGCGTGGTTGATGGGCAATGGCGCAAATAGCAGCCTTCTTGGCTGAGCTGATCGCCAGCCAGTCGGTATCCAGACTTGAGCGCGTCATGCCGAACAGTTCGCGCAGCAGCAGGCAACCGGCTGTATTCATTTCGATTTGCTCTAGGGGCGTCAGGCCAGCCAGATTGCGTTGCTCGGTATTTGGTTGTTGCATGGTGGGTTCCTCCTTTTCACATGGTCATGCTTTGGATCAGGATGTCTGATGCGCATGCCAGGGCTGGTAC